TACTCGCATATAGTCATGCTTGACGGGATCAAGCAGAGTCCATCCTTGATCCTGCATGTGTGTTCTCATGATTGAGCTGTCGATACGTCCTCCGACTGCTCTCGTACCATTGACGCCAGGAGTCTCGGATACACTAGACAACACAGGAAGGAGAAGCGGGATCTGCTGCTTCTTCTTCTTTCCGTCTGTCGTTGTTGTGTATGTGTCGAACACTTTAAGCTCCCAGTTTTCGGGATTGTGTGCAAACAAGAATCGGCTGTTTGCTTTCTTTGGGATACGCGTCTGTACTTGCGTTTTTTCTTCCCAGGGTTGTGAAAAGTTTGTGTAGTCCATTGTAGTCTCCAATAAAAAAAGAGTTGGGAGACTCGCAGAATTTGGAGACTACAGAAATAAATCCTGAAGTCTCCCAACAAAACGAGTCTAGTCTAGCGCGCAGATAGTAATTTTACGCCGCGAGCGTCTTCGATGATACCAAGTCCGAGATATGCATGTCCTACAATGAAAGTGGAAGCAGACATCGGACGACGATCAAACTCGACTACAACCTTACCCATAGACATGAGATCAGCTGAGCCTTGAACGCCTGCGGGAATACCATCGACATATCCGAGAGCCATCGGAGAGATCATGTAATTATCGAAACCAGAAGAGCCATTTTCTTTAACATACTTGCTTCTGTACACATCTACTCCGAATAAATTACCGGCGAAGTTTTCTCCTTTCGCTTCGAGCATCGACATAGAGGACTGCATTCGGCTAATAGCATTTCCTGTCTCGTTACGGAGAGAGTCCTGAAGTTCGGTCAATGCTTTAGGATCAAGTACGCAAGCGTAAGGCCCAGGAGCGCCTGATCCGGAGTCTGCTTGTTCGAGAGCAAAGATTGCATCAAAGAAATCGTCTACAGAGAGAGTAGTTGTGTTGCTTCCTGCTGTAGTTGTGAAAGAAGCAGCAGCCTCTCCTGTGAGCTCAGCAAAACGAGCCTCATAACTTCCTGCAATGCTTTGTGCGATACGGAAAGGATCAATGTCTGCTCCTCCGAATCCAGTCATAGAGGCAAGATCTGACATCTCGTAGATGATGTACTGACGAGCAGCAACGAGATCGGCAGAGTTGATAGTCAATGCTGTTGTGTTTGCAGCTTCGTCTGAGATTTCAGAACCAGCAGCAGCCATTGAATCATAACCATCAAGACCAGCAAGACGGACACGTACTGTATCTGTGCCGAGGCCATTGATTGAGCCTTGGTAGCTGAGGAGAGGAGTGTTTCTTAGGTTTGCGTTATCTTTTAAGAGGAGATTTATTTCCTGAGAGATCATTGCAGATAATCTTAGGATGTTCTCCATATTGGAGAAACGAATCGGATCGACTGTAGCCATAGCGGCCTCCATTCATTAGGGTTATATTATGAGAGTGCTTCGGGCTGCTCTGCTGTTACCGGTGCGACCGTACCCTGCTGTATCATCTCTAGTATAGCATAAAAAAGGAGTGTGCAACAATGATTGATATTTTTGCTCGATATATTGACGGAGACTTCGTCTTTGAACCAATGAAAAGACGAGGAATGTCCAAAGGAGAATATCTGCGAGCTGTTGCTGCATGTCGTCGCCTTAACGAAGACGGAATCCAGAGCTCTTCTTCTCTAGCTGCTTTTTTGCCCGATCATATAACTCCCGATCAGGCCCCTTTGTCACAGCTCCCCCTTTTTGCAGAAATGAATACACCCGAGCCCGAGCCCATTGAGATTGAGTCGCGCCCGGACGATGACCGACAGCCCAAGCAGCAAGACCTCTCTTGTAAACTTGAGAAATGATTCCTTTGGAGATGCCTGTCACTTTTGCGACTCCTTTCAGGAATCTCTCTTGCTGATCTCCGCTTTTCATCTTTGATGTAGCGTCTCGGACTTCTGCTCGGAGCTTGGATGCGCTCAGAGTGTACTTGCTCGGCTTTGTCTTTTTGGTGTCTCCAGCTACAGGTTTGAATCGCGCAGCTCCGCTTCTCTTCCCTTCGATACGTTTGCGAAACTCGGCTTTACGTCTCGCTGCTGTGCTTCCTCCGAGTCCTGACGTGTACTTCTTCTGTATCTTTGCTTTAGCCATAGTCTGCTCCTGTGGATAACTTGTGTATATCATAAAATAAAAAGAGCCGAGAGGATTAGTCTCGGCTCTTTGATTATCCTTTAAAGACTAAGATTACTTCAGATAATAACCTGTTATTGATTCTTTTCTTTTTGTTTCGTCATTTCTGTATTTCAAAGGGATGTATGTATTTATATCTTCGGTTTTATATTCCTTACATCCTCTAAGTTCACATGGGAAATTGTAAGTGGTGTTAGTAGTCCAGATTGATTTTTTAGGATGCCAATAAAAAGTCTGTTCACCTTCTGAAAACTCAATAACCCCTTTTTCTTTCATTTCTTGCCCATTCACAGGAAAGCCGCGTTCCATAAGTGGCCATGATATGCGCTCAATGGTTCCAAAGTGGCGAGAACGAGATGTCATGAAATCCTTACTTTTAAGCGAGTTTAGAATAAAACGATGAAATCTAGATTTCTGCGATTGTGTACATATGGATGCAGGTTGTCGGGCGTCTGAAAATGTAATGGTAGATAACTTGGCAGAATAAGACATTAGGCGCGCTTTATCCCATTTTTTATCAGCAATTAATTTTCTTACTTTTTCGCGTATGATCTCGGAAGCTATTTCTTGCATTTCTTGATTCCATTTTTTACATCTCCATGAGCGGTTAGGATACTTATCATTAACCATTTTTCGGATGGAGAAAACTTCTTCAAGTGTTATTGGTGCGGGAAGATTGTTTGGTGTGTCGATAACTGATTTCATGATGTTCTCTCCTGTGTTGTTGTCATCATGTAAACACTATAACATAAGAGTTTTCAGATTGTAAACATTTTTTTTGATTATTTTTCAAACCTGCGATTCTGGTACACTCAGAGCATAAAAAAAGCCCGACCACATCGGGCCGGGCTACACAGTACGAAAGTTTAATCTCTAGTGATAATACCAGATGATGAGTCCGTCACCGTTTGACAATGCAGCACCGAAAGTCAAACGAGCAACGCCACCAGATCCACCGTTAGCAGATACAGAGAATTCATCTTCGTCTGCTGCGGTATCACCGAGAGCTGTCATGTTGCGAAGAGATAGACCATTCTTGAATACAAGTACAGAATTGATTGCTCCAGATGGAAGAGTCTGAGCAAGATCGATTGTAGTTGTAGAGCTACCAGAGATCTGTGCTCCTTCTTGCTTAAAGGCGATTCCAAGCTTGCTAGCAGTCACGGAGGAGTCTGATAGCTTATCAGAAGTCACGGAAGAATTAGCCAAGGCTGTGGTTCCCACGGCTCCAGAGGCGATCTTAGCCGAAGAAACTGAAGCTGATGCGAGTTGGTTTTGACCAACGACAGAGTTGGCGAGCATCGCGGAGTCGTTGATCGCTCCGTCTGCGATTTGGGCAGAGTCCACGGAATCAGCCGCGAGCTTAGCATTAGTAATTTGAGCGTCTCCGACGGCTGCTGTTTGCACGGCAGCTGTACCGAGCTTACTGCTTGTAATACAAGAGTCTGCGAGCTTACTTGTTGTAATATTTGCATCAAGTACTTTAACTGTGGTTACGGAATCGCTAGCGAGCTCACTTGAACCCACAGAACCAGCGATTAGCTGATCAGCTCCAACGGAATCGTTAGCCATTTTCGCTTGAGTAATTTGAGCTGAACCGATGGCTGCTGTCAGAATCGCGCCTGTTGAAACCTTGCCGGAAGTAATACAACCGTCTGCGAGCTTCGCTGTTGTGACTCCTCCGTCAGAGATGGAGATGTCGTCTCCCTGCTTCTCCAAACCGCCCGAGACAGTCACGGAGCCGAGGCCAGTAAATCTTTGGAACTGAATTGCAGTAGAGCCGAGAGTTGGAGCAGTGTCATTGATACAGACAAAGCCTTGATTGTCGTATGTGTTACCTTCGAGAGCAAAGAGGAATGCTCCTGGAAAGTCGTCTCCTGCATCCATGTCAGTAGAGCGAGACATTGCATTGGTAGCACCAGCATAGACCCAAACTCCGTTGTCTGCGCTATCTGTCTGATTGATGCAGAGAATTCTGTCCGAATTAGAAAGAGTAACTCCGTCCACGCTCGCAGGAGCAGAAGTTAGATCGATGTTTGATCCAGCTACAACGCGAACATTTTCTTTTACAGACAATCCAGCAGCAACAGAGTCGACATAGCTTTTATTCGCTGCATCGTTCGAGTTGCTCGGAGTGCCGACTTGCAAAGAGCCTCCGGTTAGATCGTATGTGTCAGTCAAGTCGAGCTTGCTTGCATCCACGGCATCAGCTGCGAGTTTGGCTGTGGTAATTTGAGCGTCTCCGACGTTTGATGTCTGGACGGCAGCTGCTCCGAGCTTGCTACTTGTGACCGCACCTGAAGAAAGTTTAGCCTCCGTAATACATGCGCTTGCGAGTGCTACAGTTCCGATTTCACCGTCTCCAACCTTGTCTGCAGTGATACAATCGTCTGCGAGAGCTGCTGTTGCAACAACGCCAGCTCCGAAGAATGAAGAAGAGTTAATCGCGCCTGATGCGATGGCTGATGATGTGACCGCACCTGAAGAAAGAGCAGCCGATCCGACGGCTCCTGATGCGATTTTTGCCGAAGTCACGGCAGCTGATGCGAGTTTTGATGCGTTAATAGCCGAGTCGACTATCTGACCGCCTTTAATTTGTACTGATCCCATGTGAGATGCTCCTATATAGGTTTATTGTTGATTACGCGTTTCTGTAGTCTCCAGAAAACTAAGTCGATGATTCTGCGATGTAGTCGACAGTGAGAAAGTCTCCTGTCTCGGGAGTGAAGTCTGTCGTCGTGAATGTAGTCGAGTTGTGTTCACTAAACGTTTCTCCTTCTACTTGTCGGACACCATTATAGTATACACGAAGAGATCCCGCCTGATATTCTTCGGGTATTGTGAAAGACGTGTTTGAGCCGTTACACTGGGAGGATAGATCAGCTTGTTTCATGTCTCCTCCGTCTCCGCCTGACTCGTTGATAAAGAATGCAAAACGAAACACATCAAAGCTCCTCAAGCACGATCGAAATCTCTGCATTGCCCGACTTCGATGCAACGAAGATTGACTCGGGCCTGTTCTTTCCTCGTCCAAGTCTGAGCACAATATAATTACTCTGTGGTACTGTCATTTTATGAGTCGGTACAGCTCCTCCGTCTGTGGCTCCGTTACGACAGACATATATCTCTTTCCCCTGCGCTCCGAGACTGATCTGTGTAGCCGGAGAAGGGAGAAGAATCTCTGTTGTTGTTGTATCTCCTGCCGTAAAGTTATAGAATGCAGGATATACGTTTAGACTTCGCAGATCTTCACTCATGACTGTCTCCGGTTGCGATTCTTCCAAGCTTGCATGACTTTGTCTCGGTTCGCTGCATAAAACTCTGGATCTTTGAGTGCGCGATCAAGAAATCCAGGAGAGTCAGGAGCAGGGATTGCTCCGACGTTTGTGCGCGGAGCTGCTGCCTGTTGTGGTTCAAGTGATTCTCCGAGCTCCTGGAGCTGTGCAGCTGTCGATGCTTCAGGAAGATCTCCTGCTGTGTCTGCATTGTCTTCTCCGATCATCTTCAGAGCCTGGAGATGTGGACGGATCGTGATCGGTGCTGATTCTGGGTTCTCTACTTGCTGATCAAGCCAGTCTGAGAGAGTCTGTCGCTCTTTGTCGCTCTTGCCTTTTTGCGCGCGCTCAAAGCTCCATTCTATTGCTTCGACGAGATCGGGATCTGTCAATCCGTGCTTGCTGATGGATTGGTATCGCTCGAATCGTTGCTCTGAGCTCTGGAGCCTCGTCTGCATTTCTGTCAGCTGCTGATTTAAGATGTCGACTGATGACATTGCCTTCTCAGCTTTCGCGAGTCTGCTCTGTGCTTCTTCGAGTGCTTTCTCGGCTGTGGTTGCTCTTGTTGCGACTTTGCCGATTCTCTCTTTGATGATGTTCTCCATTTCGGATTTTAGGACGTATGTTCGCCCTTCGTTTTCAATCTCTGTCATTGTAGTCTCCTATGTGGTTAGATTGAGTATTGTGCTCGTTCTGCTCGGATTCTCTCTAATTCCTGCTTTGCTTCGATTGGATCAAGATCGGGATTCATGATCTGCATTGCATCGACTGGAGAGATTAATCCTGCGCTTAATTTTTGGATGATGTCTTCTCTTTGTGCTCTCATCTCTTCGGGAGAGAGTCCGAGCGGAGTATATACGACTCTGTATCCTGTCTCCGGGAGTGATGCACCCAAAAATCTATTGCAGAGCATCGCACACTTAGACAGCATTTCTTCGTCTGCTCTTCGGAATACAGGAGCATATCTTCTCTGTGCTTCTCTTTGTCCGTCTCTGGAGATGGAGAGCGCATATCCTGATCTTGGGTCTCCGCTTTGTCTGAGGACCTCGGAAGAGATGCCTGCTGCAGTTGCAACTCTGTATTCATACTTTGAGATACTCTCTAATAGCTTCTCGGGATCGCTGTATGTGAAGGAACCGATAAGCGGTTGTCCTTGCATGTCTGGATCTGTTTGGAACATCAAGATCGAGCTTGGATCTGTAGAGATTGCAGAGCGTCGTCCTGTCAAGTCTCCCTCAAGCTGGGAGAGTCCTGCAAGATGTAGCCCGGCTACATACTTCTGAGGCCATGAATTATCGCGTACACAATGAACGTAAAAACTGAACAAAACTGCCGCTGTGAGTGAGCCATAAGCTAATTGTGCGGCGTCAAAAGCGTTGAAGAGTTGTCCTGTCTTCTCGGCATGATATAAGACGACCGGCAAGAAGGGTACGCCTTCTTTACTGCGATATGGATACGCGTCTCCTCTCATCGCTTCGTGACCCATGTACACTTCCGACATGTCCTTCCCGACTCCGCCGGCCGGAGTAGCCTCGAACATGCCAAACAAGGGAGCATTCGGATCTCTGATGTCTAGGATGTCCCATACCCAAATCGCTTCTCCATTCTCTGGATTCATTCGCAGTCTGAGCTCTTGATAATACAGAGGAATGTCTGGAGCATCTTCTGAAGCTGCGCAGATCACAAAGTCAGGAGATACACAACGAAAGGAAAGACCAGGGACTCTTGCAATGTCTCCCGGATGATGAGGAGCAACGTCGACGCGCACAAACATCTCGCGAATACCGAGTGTCATCTGTTGGACCTTCTGCATTAGTTGGAAGTATCCTGCTTTCGATACATATCCATCGCGCCCGACGAGCTCCGAGATGTCTCCTTCTCCTGTGATGTTTGGCTCTGAATGATAGAGCATCGCGAGCTGTCTTGTGACTTGTTCGATTGCGCAGCTGCTCAAGTCGGAAGGCCCGAGAGCTTCTCTTCTGTCCGTTGGCAGATGTCGAAGCAGCTCATCTTCTAAGTCTTGCTCCCATAGTCCGGTTAGTAGTCGTCTGCGCAGTGCAGAGTGCTCCCATCTTCTTTGGTCTGAGTCTGTCGGGGCCTGCGGCTTTGGCGGTACGTTGTTAATATGCATTAGTACACCTTAATTTTTTGTGGAATCGCTGGTTTGTAATCAAGGATCGGGAGTAGTCCATAACGCAATCCATCGATTGTATGGCCGTATGGATCTCGTGATCTTGCTGATTGTGTTCTTTTCATGGTCCAATTCTGGATAGATTTTATCGTCTGCGCACATTCTGGACGAATCCAAAAATGTTTTCTCGACATGATTGCATGCAATATACTAGCACCAAAATACACAGAATGCCGTCCTTTTCTTGCTCGTCGTACAGTGAACGGTAGACCGCGCGGAGGATAGCCGAGAATACTCTCGAAGGCGCGCATTAACATAATGTTGTTCATTCGATACTGATCGCGTCCTCTGTGCTCTCCGTCTCCGGTCCATGTTGCGAGATTCGGATCGACTCCGTACTTTTTTAGCATCTCCAGAATCGCCTGCGCGTGATGTTCTGGAGGAGCTTGTCCTGATGTGTATTCTCCGAGCACGAAGATTCTCGGGTTCTGTGGATCTCTCATGTCTACACAGGAAAGAATCGCGACTTGTGATCCAGGGTTAGAGCCGTGATCGATGCCGACACAAAAGCGATAGTCTCCTCCTCTCGGGACAGGCTGCGAGCTGATCATATCTTCGGAGAAGTTCTCAAACACGACTCCAATCGGAGCAACGTCGAAAGAGCCATTGATTCGAGCTTCTCTGTCGTAAGGGAGATAGGCCTCTGTGATCTTGTCGATCTGCTCTTGTGACAGCAAGAATCCTTTGGGTAGTCCGATTGGCGTTGTAGCATCGACAGTCAAGGGAGCCCGATGTGCAGATATGAGTCCTCTCTCTATCATCTCCTTGATATATGTAACGTCTACACCTCCGACAGGAGTGAGTGAGATCGCGACTGTGCCTCTCTTGCCTCCTGCGCCTCCTCGCGAAGTACGAGCGACGAGCTCGTTGAATGTGGATTGGTCCACCGGCTCATCGATGCACACAAGATTTGCTGTCGCAGATGCCAATCCTAAGCCCTGATTAGCCGTTTTAATGCGGATTATGGATCCGTTGACAAACTTCACCAGAGGAGCGAGTCCTCGGAATCCTTTACCTCTGACAAACTCGCAAGAAGGATCAAGCTCTTCTTTCGGGATCATGTCGTATAGCTTCTGTTGTATCGTCCGAGATTGCTCATGCGAGTGTGTGATGAGCCAGGCTTCGATCGGTGGTGGATCTGTCTTGTAGTATGGATGTCTACCGAGACAGTGATACAGTAAGAGAGCGCAAGTTGCTAGCGTCTTGCCGACTTGGTTCCCTCCGATCAGTGCTTTGATCGGAGCTTTGTCTGCGAGATAATCACGCTGTGGAGGAGTCGGAGAGAAGTATTTCAAAGGATCATTCTCTGCTCTCTTCCGAAGCCATGTCAGACGCTGCGCCATTCCTCCGAGACTGTTCATTTGCGTCTCCAGAATAGATCAGTGCAGAGTGTTCCGTCTCCTTGTTCGTTGCAATACTCAATCATTGACATTGTGTTCTGTATGTTGCTGATCTCTTCGCATTGCTTGCCTGATGTCTGTGAGTCGATGCCTCTTGAATAGACAAGACAAGTCATCTCACGACAAAGGAGCAGTCCTTCTTGTGTCTTCGTCTGCTCGGGATTGCAGATCTCTTTGATCACGTCTAAGTCTGTCAGCTGCTTGATGACTTCTTGCTGTTTGGTTGCTGTCGTGTCTTCGATTGTCGGCTGTTTGTTCTCGAGTGCTTTTGCTCCTCCGACTCCCAGGAGGACACCGATCAAACCTGCAAGGATAATCTCTACCATTTGCTTTCGTTCCTCTCGTTGATTCTTTGGATGCACTGTATCCATTTTTCACCGTCCATATCAAAGACCAGCTTGATGTCATCTTCTTGTAGTAACATGTCTTTGATGATTGCTGCAATTAGATCGTCGACCTGTGGAGATGTCACACACTGCTTGTATATATGGAGATAGTTGCGAAGCGTTATCTTGTCTTTGTCCAGCTCCATAGTCAAAGCCGACATTTGTGCATTTTTGGTTGCTACCTTGTCGAGCATATACAGGATTTGTCCTTCGAGTGTTGTGACATCAAGATCGACGATTCTCATTGTCACGCCTTCTTGAGTGCTACGACATTCGAGCCGACAAGACTATGCAGATCAGCCTGAACTCTTTGTCTCAGGATTGGAGGCAATGCAATAATGGTATTGACGATCTCGGACATGAGCTGCTCGTCTGTCATTCTCTCATGCGCATCGACTGCTCCCTCTTCTGCATCGTATGCCTTCAGTGCTTGCATCATTGTCACCAGTTGTCTTTGTAGTGCTGCATATGCTTGCCAAGAGCCGGAGTCCTTCGCCTTTGTCATGGACTGCTTGAGCTCTGATATTTGGATGGTCAGCATCGTCCGATAATCAAGAGAGTCGGCTTTGTTCTGTGTCTCTTCTTCTGCCTCCGGGATTGCGTGCTGCGCGTCGTTCTTATATCCATGTCTGCGGGAGAGAAGCCACATTGCAGACTTGACATCTCCCTCTTGGATAGAATGATTGATCGTGTCAAGCGCAGTCATTGCCGCATGTGCGTCTGCAGCTCGTACTTTTTCTGCGAAGGTCTTGAATAATTTTTGCGCTCTCGGTTGCTCTCCCTTGGCTATCCATTTGTAGATTGTCGATCGACCTACGCCGGCAACGTCTGCCGCAATCTGCATCGTCGCGCCTGCTTTCAAGGCTTTGATTATTTTGTCTTGTGTTGCTTGTAGTTTTTTGCTCATGTAGTCTCCAATATTTTTGAAAAAAATTAGCGCGTTTCTCTAAAAGCCCGCG